GTGATTGCCGGTGCAGTGTGCACGAGCGCCACACCGTCTTGGCCAGTTTCACCCATGGCAAGGGTATTATTGATGTCATTATTCGATGTCGAGATATCCCGGGCTTTACTCCGGGCACCATGGCCGACCAACCACGGACCTTGTGTGTGGGCGTTGTTATAGGCTTCAGATCCCAGGGCCAACGCGTCCTGCCTTTCGGCACCCTCTACACGATCGCCTGCTAGACGCAAGTCTCCTTGGGCCGCATTATAAGCTAAATCGTGTGACACACGCAACGGGTTTTCAGCCATGCTGTCACCGAGTACGTGGATTTGATCATCCTCGCGATGAGGCTCCTCTTCACAGAACGTACCCATGAGCAGGGAGCGCGAACGCCACCTCTTCATGCGTTCCAATCGACTTGGGGAAAAGGAAAAGTCCCCGTTGGGGACAGCCCTATAGTATGCACCCACGAGTTTGGGGTAATACTCATCCCAGACCGCATCTGGGTGGACAGCTAGCTCGTTGAGAAAATTCTCGAGCTTGTCTGCCCACACGTCCATCTCCTCAGGTCCCATTTTCATCCATTGGATGTTTTGCAAAATGGTGTCGATGTCCAAGTAGGCGACCAGACCTATTTCTGAGTCACGTACTTTCCTCTTGAGGAAAGAAACGTCAAATATGGTCCTATCAACCTCCTGCGAAAAGTCCGAATTCTTCTGCTCATCAGTGTACTTGAACCCAAGCTCCGCTAATGCCTTAGCCATGGAGGCATTGGATACAAGATCAAAATTCCACCCTTCATGGATACCACGAATGACCGAGAACACTGTGTCATCACCAAAATCAGTAACGCGGATGTACCCCTTACACAACGAGGTGTAAATGAAGTGGGCAACTCTTGCTTCAGACGCGTCTTCACCAAGAACAATCTTTGCTATAGCTTGAAGCTTCGCAAAAGTATTGGTCTTCGAGTTCTTGGGAGTGGTGATATTGTCACCGGACGGATTACCGTTAGACCACTGTATAAGGTTGCCCTTGACAGCCACAGTTGGGTAAGTACTGGAGATAAGGATATTTTCGGCAATCTGCTTTTGCTCCTCCGTCCAATCAGCCCGGATGAATTCCTCATTGACACGGCGGACGATGTCCATATGCCACGGCGAGAGGTCCTTATCGAAACCCGAATAATCACCAGCAAAAACCCGGTAATTGGGGTGCCCATTATGATGCCAGTTCACAAAAGCGCGCAAATCAGCTTCATTGGACATGTCAATCCCAACCGCCGAGCAATTGAAAAGCCGGTTTCGTGGGTCCATAAACCAATCTATGAAGGGCCCAAAATACATACGGGTCAACACAGTGGCGCTTACGGGTGATGCCATGATCATACGAGTTTTCAACGACTTGACACGATCCTTAGGCCGTAGCTCATCCTTGGGAAAGACCATGTAGATGAAATCCACAGGTGTGGTCTTAAGGTGCTCATGCATTTCGGCCACAACTTCACGCAATTGCTCACACT